GCCCGATAGACACTGACCCCGCCTGCCCGTCCGTCCCGGCCCACCCATGTCAAGCCGCTGTCGACCACTACGGCACTATCCCGCGCCACGCAGCCAATGTTCGCCGCCGCCGCCGCTGTCTTGGCAAAAGCATCCGCCCCCGCCCCACCCGTAGGTGACCACCATTCCACCGACCGTGACCCCAGCAATGCCACTTCATTGGCAACCGCGCGGATAGCGACCAGATTGTCGCTTTCGGCTTCCGCTGTCGCAAAGTTATTGGCCGGGAACGTCGTGTCGTTGATAAGCTTCCAGCGAAACCGCCCGGTGGCTTGCACAGCCAGAAGACTATAGCTGGCAATCGACGTGCAACTGGATGCCTGTTCAAAGCCCCCGCCTGTGTGTTCCGTCAAAGTCAGCGTCGGCACGTCAAACTGGTAGGATTTGATTTCGCCCACGATGTCAATTTGCGCCCCATTGTAGGCCATGTCGACCGGCAACGTGCCTTCGATGGTGCCCAAGGTCGTGACCGTGCCTAAGGGCGATATGCCGTGCAGCGTGTCCCCGATGACTGTATAATGCTGGTCGCCTGCCGTGATTTGCCCGCGCACCAGACCACCCCCGATGGTCGCGTATAGGCTGCGTGTAGGCGTGCCATAGCAGACAAAGTCCGTGCGCCCTTCGCCTTCGACCGGTTCGCCGTACATGTTCACCAGCGATGTCATGCCTGCCGATTTCGACCGACCGACATTAAAGGCTTGCCCGAAGGGGACACGAATGCGCGGCATTAGAAATAATCCGTGACAACAGGTTCTTTGCTGCTGCGCTGGCTGATGTGACGTTCAAGCAATCGAAAGCCTGCATCGGCCAAAGCGTAGGGAATGTCACTGCCCGGCCCGCGCCCGTAGATTTCCGCACATTGCCCGGCCACCACTTGCGCGTAAGGCAATGCCGCCGCGTCGGGAATGGCATTGTCCAGCCAATAGACCAGACCTTCTTCAATCAGCCATGCGCGCACCTTTTCGGCCCGCCGTTCGATGCGGTCGCGGTCGTCTGCCGATAGCGCCTGCCCCGGCCCAATCAGGCCCAGTTCTTCGCCGACCAACTGATATAGGTCTGTGTTCGTAATGGTCATTCTGCCGCCTCACTGACCACCTTGCGGGGCCGTCCCCGCTTGGGCTTCGGCGCGTCAAAGACGTTTTCCACCATGACCGTGTCGGCCTCTTCGTCCATGGCTTGGAACAAGGGATGGTGCTGCAACTTGGCGATGGCGTGCGCTTCCGTGACCGCGACCCAGACCCCCAACGGGAAGGTATGCCCGAAGGCATGGGTTTCCGCTGGCACGTCGTCGGGCTTCAAATAGCCGCCTGTGAACTTGATAAGCATGCTTCCACCTTGGGTAAAAAGGAAAAGGGCGGACAAAGCGCCCGCCCTTGCCTGTCATTAAGACGCCGAACTTTCGTACCGGCCCCACAGGGACAGGTAGACCGTTCCCGCCGCGCCCGTGCCCGTCGGACCTGTGCTGACAGTCGCTGTTATCAGCGTGTCCGCTGTGTACAGGTACTGAACACCCGCCAGGGCAAGCGTCGATGAAAAGCCACCGCCTGTTGCGGTGGCAATGTCCGACGACGCAAACAAGCGGTCGGTGTCTGTTGCATCACCAGCGGTGAAGCGCAGACCCGTGCTGCTGTCCATGTCGGTGCCACGGAACAAGCCGCCCATGACACGGAAGCCCTTCGGCACTTTGCCGAATTCCAGCGTGTCATTCAGCGCAGGCGCTGCCGTCACTGGGACTTCCCAATGGAACGCAATCATGTTGCCCGGAATGGGTCCGGGCATGACCGCAGGCGAAGTGGCGTACTGTTTCGAAGTGTAGGTAGCCATAGTGCTAGTCCTTTCCTATTAATCGCCAACGCCTGAAGTGTACACGGTGACAATCCCGTGCTGCTTCGAGGCCGACGAAGAGCCGGTCGCAAAGTGCAGCTTGGAAATGCCGCGCAGTTCTTCAATCGCCACACCCGGACGGAACTGGTAGTCCCCCCGCGTGTCGGTCACCGGCGTCGGTTCCTGACCCCACGCAACCGCCATGGCCTGCTGACCACAGAGGAAGTTGGGTTCGACCGAAATCGAACCGTTACCCGCCGTCACGAAGGCAGACGACGTGGTGATGAGGGTCGAAATTTCCTCAATCTGACGGATGATGACGCCGTCATAGATGAGGTCGCCATCCTGGAACAGCGGGTTGGAGTTCATGCCGCCACCTTCACGCGCGCGCGCGTCACGGTTGGCATTTATCATCACGCTGTCGGCCTTAAGGTCGCGGAACGAGCGAGCGCCCGCGAACATGACGAAGTATTCGCGGCCATCTTCCAGACGGAACGGACGAATGGCCGGGCTTGCAGCCTTGGCCATGCGCTTGGCAAGCGAAACCACCGAAGCGGTCAGCTTGTCATTCGTCGAGTCAACGGCACCCAGACCCGTGGCGTGCGTGGCATTGTAGTTCGACAGGGCCGACCCGAACAGGATGCGGTCCTGATTGGCGGCGCACCACGTGTTGTAGTTCGCAGCCGTCGCACCCGTCACCACGACGTTGCCGTCACTGTCCACGATGTCCGTTGCCGGAATTGAAGACGTGGTGACCGTCGGACCCGCCATGTACTTAATCAGGTCCGCCCGCATGGTGTCCGAAGACCACAGCTTGAGCATGTCCCGACCGGCATTCAGCAGGTCGATTTCGGTCTTGTACTGCGTGGACTTCGGCACCTTGACGGCATTGCGAATCCAGTCGACCGAAACAGCGCAGTTGTAATTGCCGAGCTGCTCTTCCTTGCCGTCGAGAACGCCCGACCCACGCACACCAGCGGCGGTGAGTTTCGTCACCAGCGGGATGTTGATGGTCTTGCCGTTTTCCGACGCAAGTTCGTACTTGGTCATGATGATGGAAGATGACTTGCGGCCCATGTAGGGCAGGAAGCCGGACTCGCGGACATATTCCGCGAGGTAGTCGCTCGACCACTTTTGTTTTTCCAAAGCGGACGAAAGCATAGTCTCTGCCATGGCAGATGTTCCTTATTGACGGAACACCGCGTTGAACGCCTCCCCCGGCCCAACGGGCACACTGGGGCCTTTGCCGCCTGCACTGGGTGCAGACGCCAAGCTAGGGCGTGGTAGCGGTGTCGATTGCGGGGACGGTGCAGAGGTCCCGGCGTTCACCGCTTGTGTCGGAGCTTTGATGTAGCCATTCGCTTCGGCCCATTTCTGTGCCCAAGCTTCCGGGTCGTCGTCGCCAATCTTCGACAAGCGCATGGAACGCTGGTGCTGCTGCACCACGAAGTCGTAAGGGTCGACTTGACGTTGGACGGTCGTCCAGAAATGCGGATTGGATTGCAGTTCACCTGCCAGCCATTCTTCCGCAGCCCGGACCTTCTCCGCACCATGCTGGCGTGTGGCCGTGGCATGGCTTAAGGACGTGATGATTTCCCAGCGGTCCTTGGCCCTTTGCATTTCCAGTTGGCGGTTGAAGCCATCCGGGTCGGCAATCGGGTCAATGGGGGCTTGGGGCTTTTCAGCCGCTTCCACCTTGCGGCGAACCTCTTCCAGTTCGCGTTCCAGGCGTTGGCGTTTTTCGCGTTCGTCCAGAACAGCGGCCATCGGTATATATCCGGGCGGTGGCTGTACGGGGCCACTGACCGGCTGAACCGGGGCTGGTGTCTGGCTGTCCGGGGCGGGCGCTTGTGGCGGCGGCTCCGGGCTTGCAGGCGGCGCGGAATTGGCTTCCGGCGCGGGCTGCGTGTCTTCTTTCGGCGCGAAACGTCCTTGCTCGTCCCGTAGGAACGAGAGCTTGTCCTCTGTCATGTCTATCCTGCTATTCGCCCGTCAAAGTCGGCGGCACTTATCAACGCCCGTTCATGCGGCGGCGGCCCGCAATGACTGCCTCACGCAGCCAGCAACAGAAAATCTTCGTCGTCTTCGTCTTCTTCGGCAGCGCGCAGGCGGGCTTCTTCTTCAGCGCGGCGCGCTTCGGCCTGCCGCAAACGCACCTGTTCACGGACCAAACGATAGAAAGCGTTTATCTCCGCCAGCGCGCTTGCAAGCGCGGCACGGGCGTCCGCGTCCAAACCCGTCGGTGCAAGGGCCAACGCTTCGCGCGCGGCCTGCTTCGCATCTTCGGCCTGAACGACAATTTCAGGCGGGGCGTCGTCAAATTCGCGCCCCAGAATGTCCACCATGAACTGGCGAACGTCGTCAATCTTGTCCCGCCGCTTGTTGCGGCGCTTGTAGGCATAGGGGTCAAAGCCACCCTTGCTGCCACCCTCTTCGTCCTGATTGGGCGCGGGCAGGAATTGCACCCCCGACCCTTGCAGGCCAAAGATGCCAGGCCCTGCCGACAGCGTATAGGCCGACGTGGCCGCTAGCGTGGCGGTCGACCCTGTCAAGGCAAAACTGCCTGCATCCGCCGCAAGCCCACGCCCTGTCACCATATCTGCGGCAGTGCCGGTCAGGACAAACGTCCCGGCAGAAAGGCCGACCGACCGTCCATAGGCCAGCGCCGCGTCGGTGCCAGTGATGGCAAAGCTTCCCGCCACCAGCGGGCTGACCCGGCCCACGACGGTCGTGGCCGCAGACCCGGTCAAGGCAAACGTGCCTGCGTCAGCGGCAAGGCTGAACTGGCCCGCTTGCGTCGCCGTCAGCGTGGCGGTGCTGCCCGTCAGCGTAAAGCTGG